ACTTAGGCATAGTGGTAAAGAATTTCTCCACTCCTTTAAACTGTAGACTATTCATCTGCTCTAAAAATTCTTTTACTTCTTTCTTAGTACAATCTGAGGTAGCCCATACCTCCTCCTCATTATAGATCTTATCTATACAAGAGGATATTAAATCAAATGATTGATCTATATTAACTTCATCTCCAAAGTCAAAGTTATTTTTAATGAACTCATCTAAAGAAGGATACTTCATCTCCATCATTAAAGAATCATCTAACTTAATTTTCTTTGTATGATCTTTATCCTTACTTACTTTAATATCATCAATATTAATAGTTACTGGAACACTAGTCTCTTTATCATCAGGAGCAATAAGATTAACTTCAATCTCCTCACCTACAGACTTGCCTCTTATATTAAGGAATAAAAATTCTATATCAAAAGTGGGAAGATGATCTACCTTTACTCCTCTACTCTGTATACAATTCTTTAGGACAGCTCTGATAGCAGTAGTAATTTGTTTAGTATCTTCAGTTTCTAATGCTAAAACAAGAAGCTTCTCTTCTTTAACTAAGAAAGGTCTATACTTAATCTTCTTTCCTGTAGATGGCAACTCAAGTTCATAAGTTGGCGTAGCAATGGTGGGTAATGGCATAATATCTTATAAAAAAATCAGTGTGGTTTATTTATAGTCTTAAAAGAGAGTTATTGGTGGTGGAAGTTTAACCTTCTCTACCACATATCTAATAAATGTGAATGACACACTACACTTTAAGACTTGGCTGTCCTCATATGAAACAGGGATAGCAGTAATATCTCTAGGGAAAGCATTAACAAAAGTATATTCTAATATATTTTTATCAATGGTAGACTCATCTGACAAGTGATCCTTCTCAAATTTAGTTACAAATATATTATTCTTATATGTTTTAGGATAAGCTACCCTTTGATTAGTAAAGGGACTTTTATATACTTGAGGGTCTGTAATCCCACTGATATAATCAATCCATCTTTCAAACAATTTAATTACATTATAGTTTCTATCAACATAGAAAGTCAACCCTAACACATCATCATATATTCTCCTATAGGCCATCTTCTCAGTGACCCCTTGATAATCATTAGTAACATCATGAGTAGCTAAACTAGAACCTGGAAGGTTTGCCTCAGAACAAGACAAGTTAATATTATCTAAATCAAGATCATTTAAATCAGATACCTTAGACCTCACTGCTGCTGGAACAGATAAAGTTAAACGATACTGCGAAGATTGCGCAACGTTGAGCAACCTAGATTTTATATCACTTAATGATAATGTGTCTGGTCTTACCCCTGCCATCTATAAATATTTTTAATTATATATTATGTATAAGAGATGGCTGAAAGTATTAAGAGTAGATACAAACCAAAGTATCCTCGAAAGTATCAAGGCAATTCAAATAATATAATATGTCGTAGTAGTTGGGAGCGTAAGTTCTGTAGATACTGTGACCTGAATAATAATATTATAGCATGGGCTTCTGAAGAGATAAGTATCCCTTACATGTCTCCTGTAGATAAAAGACCTCACAAATACTACCCAGACTTTCTAATGAAGGTGAGAGAAAGTAATGGTAGTATTAAAACCTATGTGGTTGAGGTGAAACCTAAGAAGCAAACCAAACCTCCTAAGAAAAAATCTAGGGTAACTAAATCATATCTCTATGAGCTTACTACCTATGCTGTTAACCAAGCAAAGTGGAAAGCAGCACAAGAGTATTGTTTAGATAGGAGAATTGAATTCAAACTAATCACAGAAGATGAACTAGGTATTAAGTAATGTCAGAAAGAACAAGAGAACTTCAAGAACAAATTGAAGGACTAGATGATCCTGATGATATTATGATGAATATCATGGAGGTGTTTAGTCAGACTGACCTAGTACCTGACCCAGGAAACTATTATACATTTGTTTATAGGGCTAAGACTCCTGGTGTTTATGATGAGTTCCCTCTAGTTGCTGTCACCTTTGTAGATAGGTGGGGATTCCAAGGACTTAACTTCCACTGGGGTACATCAAGGAACTATACATGGCAAGAGATTGTAGGAAGCTTACATGTAATACAGAATGATGAGATAGATTACCTACGCTCATTATCTTATGCAAACTTTAAGACTAAATAACTAAAAAGATATTCATGTCCGAGATTACGTTTCCTACTGCTATAGATGAAAATGTTAGATTAACGTTGGATTTGGATACTGACACCACTACAGCTACTCTTAAATCAGGCGTAGCAATACTTGCCACCTATGAGAATAATGCCTGGACTCCTTTAGGATCTGGCGTCAAAATTGGAGGAGGATCTGATATTAATATAGAAGAATACATTATACAAGAAGGGGATGCATTAACTAAACAAGCTAATGCTCAAATAGGATTGCTACCAGAGGAGGATCAAAATATATGGTCAAGTGAATCATCTAACTTTCCTCCATTCGGAAATAAAAATCAAGAAGAAAGTGGTGAAACTACTAATTTTAGTGTATCTGATATAGAATGGGACAATCTTCAGGGCCAGTACCCTACTGATCATACAGTTTTCAGAGGACACTACCCCCTAAATCAAACCAATGATGAAGACTATGATTACTTTAAAATAGTTTGTTATGCACATCAACATTCATTTATTCCAGGAAAAAATGAAGGTTTTATAATACCTGATATGGATGATAGGAAAAAAGAATTTAAAGGAAGAGTCAGACTTCCAATGCAACCAGGAATTTCAGAGTCTAACCAAGTAGGATGGGCTGAAGAAGGATTGAATCCATTACAAGTTGCAGGAGCTAATATAGGAATGAATTTAATGGGTTTAGATTTTGATGGTGCTATGAAAGCACTTGAAGACGCAGGAAATCAAGCAGGAAAAGATATTAATACGCAATTAATAAAATCGTACTTTGCAGGTAGAGCAGTAGGAGCAAACTTACTAGGAAGAGCAACAGGACAAACAATAAACAATAACTTAGAAGTATTATTCAATGGACCTAAACTTAGAACATTTAATTATCAGTATAGATTTACACCTAGAGAAGCAGAAGAAGCAGTTATGGTAAAGAATATTATTAGATTCTTTAAAAAACAAATGGCTCCTAAGAGATCTACTAGTAGAATCTTCTTAAAGAGTCCCAATGTATTTAAATTAAAGTATACATTTAAAGATGGAGGTAGTCATCCCTTCTTAAATAACATTAAGATGTGCGCTCTTTCAGGATTCACAGTAAACTATACCCCTGATGGATCTTACAGCACTTACAGTGATGATGGAAGAGGAGATGGTTCTATGACATCCTATGATGTAGGACTTTCATTCCAAGAAATAACACCTATATATAATGACGACTATTGGACTGACCAAGAAGGTAGAGAAGGAACTGGATTCTAACAATGGCAACTCCCTATTTCAGACAAGTACCAAAGTTTGATTATGTTAATAGAACTGCAGGTTCTAATGACATTTCAAATTATATTGAGGTAAAAAATCTTTTTAAACGTGGTAAACTACGTCCTGATATATTTGAGAACTTAAATTACTTTACTAAGTATGACATCATAGGTGATGAAAGACCTGACAATGTAGCTTATAAAATCTATGATGATCCTACTTTAGATTGGGTAGTATTACTTTCTAATAACATAACTAACATACAATCTGAATGGCCTCTTCCTCAATCATCCTTAGATGAAATCCTCCTTGAAAAATATGGAACCTATGATGAATTATATTCAGGCATTCATCATTATGAAACTAAAGAAATTAAAAACATTAAAGGAGCAGTTATATTAGAAGGAGGATTGCAAACTCCTATCACATGGAAAACTAATGGAAATTATATTCAAGCAATCAATACAAAAATAACTCAGATCTCAGGAAGTGAATCTAAAATAGCTACTGTTACTATGAATAATGGTATTAAAAATCTAAAGATAGGAGATGAAATTTTAATTCAAGGAGTAGCAGAATCTACTTACAATGGCAGATTCCCTGTCACTTCTGTTACTAAAGTAGGTGATGTTACTATTGTATTCACCTATAAATTACCATCTATTCCAGAAAGAAGTTATAATAGAAATGATCTATCTGGTAGTGAACAAGTTACCTTTACAGTAAAAGGAACAGTTGAAACTGGTAATGCATATTACTATGAGTATTATAATGGTAATGCTTATGATACTATCCCAGTGGCTAATATGACCCAAGCAATTACCAACTATCAATATGAAATTGAAAAAGAGAATGATAAAAGAAATATCTTTATATTAAAACCAGATTATATTAATGTTATTCTTAATGACATGGATGAAATCATGCCATATAAAAAAGGTGCCGCTCAGTATGTGAGCGACACCTTGAAGAAAGGAGAAAATATTAGACTCTATCAATAATTAACTATCAGCTAACTTTTGAAAGTAACTAAGTGCTTCATCTTCTTCG